ATCTCTTGGGCAATGCTATCTGTATCGTGACTGCCACTAATCTCATCAAATATTAACAATTTTTGATTTTGGACAATACCTATCACGCAGTTCATATTGGATATATTGAAATCCAAGCCAATTCTTAGAGGTTCAAGACCAATATCAGGTTTGACAGTAGTGACATTATTTTCTCTTGTAAAGCGATCATAGACTTGCCCAGTAGTTAAGTTAATAAACTCTCCATTGAGATATGCCTGTAGCATTGATGGATCATAGTTGCTCTGCATACGCTCAATAAAGTCACTAGGCAAATGTGGATTGTCTTGAGTCCTCATCTTGATTAGCTGCCTATCGGTTCTCTCCTTTGCTTCATCTGTACCAAAGGTGTTGTATAGCCATCTAAATCCTTCTGGTGTACTAGCTGCACAAAACTGGCGAACATTACCAGCCCTTAACCTACCTAGTATCTTTGGGAAAGCTTTGTCTGCAATAGTTGGTGATACAACATCTATCTCATCAACTAAAACATGGCTCAGGTTCAAACCGATAATCCTAGACCAGTTCTCGAAGCTGCGGCATAGTAGCTTGCTGTCACCTTCCTTAAAGTGCAAAGTATATTCTGGCAGTGGACTAGCTCTAAATGTGTAAGGTATTTCATATTGCTCAAGGAACAACTCAAAGTCTGTTTGCCAGATGTCTCTAATCAATGGCGCAGTAGGTTCCATTACAGCACCAATAAACCCAATATTCATAGCTGCCAGCTTTACAGCCATACTGCACAAAGCTCTTGTCTTACCAGCACCATAACCTGCACTCAGCCCTACTATCTCATTCTGATTATCAAAGAACTGTTGCTGTGGTGGGTGTAAGTCAGTCCTGATCCTATCTAATAACTCATCAGTATCAATGTCAGTGTAGTGACTGCCTATGTGATCTAAGACTGATCCTTCTTTGTTCAATATGCTCAAGACATCACCTGACCGACCTTTGCCATTGAGTTTATACAGCCTAAAGCAACTGTAAGCTGCCCTGATTTCCTAGCCTCTTTTGCTAATGATGCGTATTGAGATAAAACTTCCGCAGTAAATTGTCTCCTGTCAATATCAAAGTCTTGCTTGAGAATCTCTCTGGCATCTGAAATATAACTATCAACAGTCCTTTGTGTAACACCCCACTCAGTTGTAGCAAATTGCAGTATATCTGATCTAACAGTACCAACAGACATAAGCTTAGCCACTTTGTTCACTCTGAACTCATGCTCATTCTTGCTAGTTCTGCCGTTAGCCACTATGGAATTATGGTTTTTATTATTCTAAATGTAGCGTCAATCGTTAGTTTTTGTCGATTTTAATTAAATGCAAATTCTTTTTGAATAGAATCTTTATTAAATTTTTTAGTATCATTACCCCAACAATCCCAGCCTTTTGATTCTTCTCTTGCAAACAATTCAATTCTTGAAAGATCACCACTGCATTTAACAATTAAATCTTTTATAAAATCAGGTTTTCTTGAATGTTGCCTTTGTAAACTATAAAAAATATTTTTTGTATTCCTGTTATTGCATAACTTTTTGCCTTTAACACCGAAGATAATATGCTCTGTTGAACCTCTAAAATAGTATCCCATTCCCATAACTGGGCTACCATCTTTATAAGTTTTAACCCAAGTAAGTAAAGTTTTATATTTAAAACCCCAACTTTTGCAAACTTCCAAGCCTTCTGCAATAAAAGGATTTGTCACCCATAAATAAAGATGACTATTATCTTCAGCAATGTCATTTACTTTTAAATTTTTTATATCTTCGAGAGACATTACATTGTATTGGCTTTCAGCAGATTTACCACCATTTCTTTTGTATTGCCATGCTGGGTCAGCATAAATAATGCTGTATTTTTTATTGGGAAGGGAAATCATTTTTTTGTTTTAAATTTTTTTGCTCTTCCCAGCTATTTTTTAAGAATATAAGCTCATCAATTCTCTTTCTTAGTGCATTAATGCGATCATTGTTGAAGCTGTCAAAGTCTTTGTTTTTCATTTCATACCACACATAAATTTAACGACCTCTGGTAAATCACCATCAACTAAGTTTTGTGCAAAGTCATCAAGTGACCAGTTGCCCCATCTATCTTTTGCTCTTCTGGAATTTCCATGAAATGCACAGTCTCCTTTGTGATAAAAGCGTAATGGTGCTTTTTTATTTTTTGAGAAACCCATAGGGAAATCAACTACACCTTTTCGGTCTTTGATTGGTTCGCCACAGGCTTCGCATATAAAATAAAAAGTTGCCTCATCATCATGGTATTGAATGTTCATTTTGTTTTAGCCCACCTTTTTCTTTGTGACTCAGCTAGTTTCTGGTCATAACCAGCATCAATGATTGCTTGTTTAGTTTTTTCTGGATAGTACATAGTCCTGTGGTGGTAATGCTCTCCTACAATGTAATGTTCATTTTCTTTTAAAACACCAATTTTTTTATATCTTTTCAAGGTTGTATTAGTAATATTTATAATTTTTTCGGTTTTACAAGCATCAAACAACCCCATTTTTTTATAGTCCTCAGTAGTTTTCATGTTGATATATTTTGAATAATCTGTTGGTTTATATTGTATGGGTTTAATTAAATTGTCAAACTCTTGCATCACTTCATCAGGAATACCATTTTTGTAAAGAGTAAGACTTTTTATATCACCAGCTTTTGCCATCTGTAAAATGTTATAAAACTCCTGTACTCTATGGTGATTAAATCTATATGGTGCTGGAGGCCCCATTCTGTTTTTAATAGATTTTTCAAGTTGAATTTTTAAATATTTCAATCTTATTTGTATCCATTTATCAATATCTGTTTTTTTCCAAAACTTTTTATCAAGTCCTCTGTTTTTTGATTTATCAAGTAATCTTGTAGGTTTTGGAATCCAGTTGTTTATTAACCAAAAGTTTATTGTGCTTGTTGGTGTGTCAAACATTTTTGCAATATCAAGAGCCGTATATTCATCATGTAAAGCCTCTTGACCAGCAACAAATTTGATACAGCCAGTAATATCAAATTCATTTTGTAAGATTTGCCTTATGTATTCTCTGGAGACATTAAACCTGTCACCAATTTTTTGTAATGAATAACCTTCATTTCTCATGCGAAGAACAATTTCATTTCGTGCTTGTTTGTATTCTGAAGTGAGTGCTGGACGATACTTGTAGTTTTTCATAGTGATTTCATTTGAAAGTTTGCTAATTGATCTTTTACTTTTTGTATTTCTGGAGTGCAGTTGATTAGTTTTGTATTATTGTTTTTGTTGTTTTGTTGAATAACTTTATTCATAAGCTTTGTAGTTTTAGCCCAGCCTTCTTTTCTCATGTTGTGAATCTCTCTTACAACATCAATATCAATATCTACACCGACAAAGTTTCTGATTACTCCTTCATCAGTTCTGTAACCTTTGCAGATAAGTTGACCATCAATATCGTATTTGCCGTTAGCTGCGGAGCAGTAGCAGATGAGAGCTAAATCCTGACCAGAGAAACGCTTTCCTGAATCGTCCATGTCGTAGTCGGGCAAATGTTGGTTTATTAGTCCATCAGAATTGTGAATTATTCCAGAGTCATTACAAGCAAAACATTCGTAGTGTGGAGCTTTGAATGTGACCTCTCTGTCAATAGGTCGCCTTTTATAGTTTTTCATTTTACTTATTGAACTCCACCAATGTTTTTTTGATAATATTTTGGTTCTTCGTAAATTATTTTAAAATTTTTTTTATTTTTTTCTATACCAATTATTCCAAAAAATCTAGAATAAACAAAGGTGATGTTTTTCATAGGGTGTTAAAAGGGTGTATTTAGTTTGGGTTTTCTCAATGTAGTGGGTTTTTTAGATACTGTCAATAGATATTGTTCAAATTGACCATTTTTGAGATAACGAAAACAATCAGGAAATAATGGTGTGAAATTATCGTTGTTTAATTGTTTTGTTCTTGCCCTTATATCGGCCTGTAAACAATCAAGTATCTTTTCCTGTGTCTTTTTACCTAACTTACAAAATTCTGCTTTTGCAAGCTTCTTGGATTGCGATACAACACGCATTGATGTAGGTATCTTTCTATAAGCTTCCCAGAATGGTTCAAAAAATTTATCTACAGGTTTTTTCTGACTTAAAGTTTTATAGTTATTTGTTTTAGTTAACTTTGTTTTAGTTAGGGTCGCTGACAACGACTGGGGGGGTAGCTGAGACATACTGGGGGGGTAGTTCTCAACGACTGGGGTAGTATGTATTAACGACCCCGCATGAATACTGGTATCTGGTACAGGAAGGGCTTTGCATTGACTCCAGATATTCACTCTGTAGCAGTTTGTCCTTTGGCCATACTCATCAACCCTATACTGCTTTTGTAGCAATCCAAGCTCCTCAAGTTCAGCAACAGTCTTGATTACTTTATCTCTGCACATTTTTGCGTCTTTAGCGATTTTTGGATAACTAGGCCAAATGTTTGGATAATAACTTTGCAAAACCCATAAAACAGAAAGCTGATATGGTGTTACTTTGCCTTTTAATGCTGTTGGCAAAGCTATAAATGGGGTATTCTCTGGAATAAAACTCATTTTCTATGGAATATATTATTTCTGTGAAAGGCATGGAATCTGCTCCGCAGGGAAGCAAAAAACACGTTGGAAATGGAATAATGATTGAGACAAGTAGGCGTCTGAAGTCATGGCGTAAACAGGTGAATTTGAAGGCTAAGTTGATTGTGACCGATATAATACAAGAACCAGTTGAGATAGAGGTGGTGTTCTGGTTCAAAAGGCCGCTTAAGCACTATCTCCCAAATGGCATGGTACGTCAACAGGCTCCTGTCTATATCACTAACAAAAACAAAGGTGATCTGGACAAACATTGCAGAGCATTACTGGATAGTCTAACTAAGTCCGCATTTGCTGATGATTCACAAGTTGTATCTTTACACGCTGTCAAAAAGTACTGTGAAACAGAATCTGAAACTGGTGCAAATATAAAAATAAGAACAATCAATGAAAAGAATTTCATGGGTAGCTTGTCCTAAATGTAAGGATTATACAGATCAAAAAGTAAGAAGATCAGACCGCAACTCGAAACACGTTATTGTAAGACGTAGAGAATGTTATGAGTGTGGTCATATCTGGCATACAATCCAACAACCAGAAATAATTGTTGAAGATATAAAAGCAAAATATACTCTTTGCGAATAGGCAAAAAAAAAGGCTTAATTAAAAGCCTGTAAGATATTTGTTTTTGTCCCCTCGATCTCCATTGCCTATTTCAGTAGGCCATTCAACTCTCCAAGGAACTTCATTGCCATCTTCATCAATCTCTACTTCAGGATCTGCTGGTGTAGTAATTCTCTCTACCCATACATAACCATTTCTAGCTGGTCTTTGCATTTCAGCATCATCAAGGACTTTTGCCTTGAATACATTACCACAATGTGAAAAACCGATTGCTCCTTCACACCATACTGTTTTTGTGTTTTTCATAAAAACCTCCACGAAGTTGTATCTATAAATAAATATATAGCATATATATAAAACTGTCAAGTATTTAATATTTATTAATGGTAGTCGGGTGATGGATAAGCACTTCGCTTGCTCCCCTGCCTTTCCTTTGTGTTGCTAAAGGTGTTGTATGGCTTTCAGATCCGCTTTGCATGGATCATCAGGCTACCCGACTTTTATAGTTCATTTAATGCGTGTTCTAGGGAATAAACAACTCTGGAAATAATACCAGCATCTAAATGCTCTCTTGCTATACCAGATCCAGATGGTGTTGATGGGTTCTTTTTCAAAAACTGTCTGAGCCTATGGGCATCTTCAGCTTTGATGTTGAGAAAGATGTTCATGTATCGTTTTAGGTAGCGAAGCATGGGCAATCTCTTACATTTAGATATTAACTCCTAAAACAATGGATCATCACATTCTGGAATATTTGCGGTATAAATAATATCGTCACAATTTTTTATTTGAAGCTGTATCAATGCAATCTTTTCTATTGCTGCATAGACCTCTGGCTTAGTTCTAGGTTCACAAAGATAGTCAACAAATTTTTCTGATTCTTGCTCCAGAAAAGCCTTTTTGAACTGGTATTCAAGTTTGTCTTGAGTCATTTAGCCTCTTGTGTACCAAACACTTTTTCAAGGGAACTAAACCCTGTGTCTGAATACATTGTATAGACTTGGCCATCTGGGTAAATACCAAGAGTGATATATTTCCAGTTAAAAATACAATTAAAATAACAATCAAATTCCACACCTTTGAGATCTATGGCCTCTTGCTTGATCTTGATTGCCAGTAATTCTGCAACGCTATAGTCTGGGCTAAGTGATTTGAATTGAGTTTCCATTTATTTAACCTCCTTGATTGCTTTCATAAGTTTGTAAACTTCAATTTTGTCTAACTTGGCTTTTCTAAGCTCTTGAGTCAGCTGTTCGATTTTTTGGTTGCAACATAAAAGTCTTTGGTTGCATTTGTCTAAAAGATTTTCCTGATAGTTTTCGTACATTTTTTTTGGGGTGATAGGTGAATAAAGACCCCACCAGTTGAGGTGGGGCTTGGAGTGATTTACCAGATAGCGGCTTTGAAATGCTCTCTGTTGTTGCAGTCAAGGCCAAATAGTTCTCTTACTGCTGGCTCATTGTTTAGGTATGCTTGGACTTGCTTTTTGTAATGCTCAACAACTTTAAGCTCTTGAGTAAGGTTCTTAACATACCAGTCTTTGTCGAATGTAACTCCATGAAATCTAGCTTCGGTGCGTTCTTTAGCAGCTTGTATTCCTTCTGGACTTAGCTCTTTAGCAAGCTTTTTGATTTCTTTGTCAGCCCATCTGTCGATTTGATCTGGAAGCTTTGCGAATCTCTCCCACTTAGCCTCATTCTTAGCAACCAATTCAGCTTGCTTTGCATCTTTCTTTGCTTGAATGTCAGCTTCAGTAGCTCTTTGAAGAACTGTCTTGCCTTCCTGTCTGGCTCCTCTTCTATCACTTCTGAACTGAACATACTGTGTAAGGTAGCCGTTTGCTGAGTTAGCTCCGTAGCGGTAGTTCCAGATCATTTGAGTGTGGATCTTGAACTCTTCAGCGTCTTTAGTAGCACCAGTAACAAAGCCATGAATTAAGTTCTTGTTGCCAAGTCTTAGATTCATTTCAGTAATCTTGTCAGTAACTGCAAGATGACCATTGACTCTGCTTTCAAAAAGGCCAATGCTGTGCTTTGCTTGAAACTTAGCGTTGCGTTCAACACCTTCATAGTCAACTGTGCAAGTCATAGGTCTTAAGTAATCAGTAACAACAGTTTGTCCCTCATACTCAGCTTCAGTCATTGCGAACTGAATGAAAATGTAGCCAGCGTTTGCCTCTTCTCTCCAGACTCTAGGCTTTTCAACCATGCGGCCTCTGTAGTTAAGTTCAAAAGTTGTGTGGAACTTTTCACCTTTGGCCTCTCTCTCAGCCCACATTTTGTTATATCCCTTTGCTTGATCTTCAACAGCTTTAGTTAGCTTTGTATGTATCTCTTGCTCTAAGTGTTTTGCAAGTGTTGTTGGAAGTTTGAACATTTGTTTAGCGAAGTTAGTTTGAACAATCGGTCAATCTCTCGACCTCATGTACTTAATATATATGTATTAAATATATATGTCAAGCTTTTACCTCTAATTACCTCTATATGTTTTAATTCTGTAACAATATCTTATAGGTATTGACAGGTAAACAAAGGTAATATAATATTAATGTATGGCCGAGAGGTCATTCTTTCGCAAGGTATTTTAAATGACCAAGACAAAACGAGCAAAAGCAATTCCACATTATGTGGTTCTTAAATGGAACAAGAACAATCCTTTAGTTCCTACCCAACAAAAAGAGTGGGAGATCATCAAAGATTATGACATCTACCATAAATGGGACAGCATTTTGTATAGAGCAGAGAGATTCCAAACTTATGCTCAAGCTAAACAGTTCATTTATGAGAACAAATAATGACCTCTACACCTAAAACACAAGCTGAAAAAGATCAGCACAAGAGAGCTAGATTCAAGGCTCTCTTCTCTCAAAGAGTCAATGCTTTAGTTATGAGACACAAGCAACTCTTAAACCTTGCTAACCAGAGCAACTACAAGTTCACAGAAGATGAAGCAAAACAAGCAGTCAAACTTTATGAACTAATGCTTGATGGAGCAAAAGAAAAATTCACAGATGTTGAATCTTATCCACTAATCAAAATTCAATTCGATCAAACGGAGCTTGACTAATGCAAAACTTTTTCCTTTTACTCGCTGGCATGGGGTTGTTTTATACAACCCTTACTGGAACTTTATATGACATGACAGTTGCAGATTGTAATGCTGGTATTGAACTTGCTTGTAAGGAGCTACAACAATGAACAAAACAAAAAGCGTAACAGGCAGAACTTATCATGGAACTGAAGAACAGTTCCAAGATTTTATCAGAAAAGTTTTTGATGGTCTTTATGGCACTGATAAGAACAGACAATGCTACAGCTATGACGAAGCTATAGAAAAAATTGCTGAGTACAAAAAGAAAGCAAACAAATATGATTTGCTTCAAACAGTTTTAAATAAATTTGAGGATCTCAATGACTTTTGAAATGACACGCATAAAGCAAAGGCTTGCTGATCTTGAAAAAGGTTATAAAGAACTTTCTTTTTGGCATGACCAATGGAAGAAACTTCATTTAAAAGCAAGTGAAGCAACTGTAAAAAACACAGAACTTCAAGGTGAATTTCACGAAACTATGAAAGTAATGACTGATTCAATTATGGAATTACGTCAGATTGTTCAGAAATTTGATCCTATGGCTCAGGCAATGCTTGAGCTTACAGACAGGGTTAAAAAATTAGAAGAAAAAAATACTGGTAAAGACCACCCCTGATCTCTACCAGTACTCCACCCATTTGTCCTAACACCAGAGGACACCAATATATTAACAGAATGGAATCTTTAAACAACACCACACCGCACATAACGTCAGTTGATATTGACGAACAAGTGTATAGGTCAGACCCAGCTTTTGCAGCATCTGATTTGAAATATGCTATAGATCATGGCTTACAGGCTTTTCACACTTACAAGTTTGGCAAAAACAATCCTCCCAGAATTGCAACTACAGCAATGAAGTTTGGATCAATGTGTCACAAGTATTGTTTAGAACCTGAACTTTTTTCTAATTCTTATGCTTTGCTAGATGATAAAAGAACAAAAGCTGGTAAAGCAGTAGCACTATCTTTGCAAGAAAAAGGCATAGAAACTTTTACAACTCCAGAAATGGATACCCTTACTGGTATTTATAAGGCTCTTTGTAATAACGAATTTGCCAACAAATATATTATTTCAGATACCTTGAGAGATACCAGAGGATTGGCCGAACAATCTTACTGGTGGAAGCATAGGCAAACAGGCTTGCAATGCAAATGCCGTTGTGACTATGTGATTGATGATATGGTCATTGATCTAAAAACAACAGGTGAGGGTGGGGCTGCGCCTGATGTATTTACTAGAACTATTGCTTCATTCAAGTATCATTTACAGGCTGCTCACTATTTACAAGGGACAGGCCAAAAAAGATTTATTTTTGTGGCTGTTGAAAAGGTATTCCCATATAGTGTGGGAATCTATGAACTTTCACCTCATTTTATTGAGCGTGGATATGAACTTCAAGAACAAACCTTGTCTGACATCAAAGCTGCCCAAGAGTCAGGCATCTGGGCTGGATATACCGATCAAGCTCCAGAGGGCATTAAAACACTTACACCCCCTAAATGGCTTTAATTAACACCATGACTAGACCACTATTAACAGGAATCATTCAACCAGAAGATATTTTCTTTAAAGGTAAATATCAATATGTTTCATGGGCAAAAATTGCTAATTACCTACATGAACACGCAAAAGGCTGGGATTTTCATCTAGAACTCCCTCCAGAATCGCCTGTAAACCCTCTCTCAAATCTTGCCGTATGGAAAGCACCTGACGAAACAGGCTTTTTAATGGGTTACTTTACAGATCCAGAAGGTAACAAAACAAGTTCTTTTCCTTATCCGATTATGGATAACAGAAATAATCCGATCAAATGGGATAAGATTTCTTCAAGAGATATTACTGATTCTCACCGTAGAGCTTTATGTGCTTGTGCAGCTTTTACTTTTTCTCTTGGCTCGGAGTTATGGACAGGTAATGAAATAGTCGGATCAAAAGAAACTAAATCATCTGTTAAAGACAGAACTCCAGTTTCCACTCAAAACCTTACAGTTGTTGCCAAAGATGCAATCCTTAAAGCTGACACCAGAGAAAGACTTGATAAATGTGCTGAGTCTTTAGAGGTGCGTTATGCTAACAGACAAATACCGCAAGATGATTACAACGATCTTTGCGACCTTATCAAAACTAGAAAAGAGGTGATTACGACATGACAGTAGCTGAGAGCCAGTTTTTCACAACAGAGCAACTGGCTTCAAGATATGGCAAAACTCCTCAAACAATCAGAAAGTGGAGATACAAAGGCTATGGCCCTGAGTTCTACGAACTTTCTAAACTTCAAGCCATTTTCGGAGATCCCAGAGTACGTTATGAACTTCATAAAGTCCTTGCATGGGAAGAAGCAAACGGCATTACACCCATTGAACCTTTTTAATTACTATGGCTAACACAGCATTTAACGCAAAACTAAGAATCGTTGACAATAACAGCGATAGAGAAAACGCACCAGAAAGAAACGTAATTATGGATTTTTCTTGTGAAGAAGCAGAAAAAGCAGCAAATTGGTTTAAACAAGCTGCTGAAACTGCAAGAATGGAAGGTACAACAATTCGTGTCTATAAAAGTAAGTCAGATTATGATGAAATTGCTGGCTTTTCGCTTTGGGGTGGCCTCTGGGGCAACTCAGGTAAGATTGCACCCATGAACCCTAAACCAGCCTCTGAGAGGACTGTAAATGTCAAAGCAAACCAGCGTGAACTCCCAGAAGATTTACCTTTTTGATTATGTACTTAGTAACTTTTCCAAAAAATCCTTATGTAGGTCAGATTTTTTATCACCCAGAATCTGAAAGAACCTATGAGTTTTGTGAAACAACAAGAACAGATCACGAAACTGGAAAGGTCATTGAGTCCGCAACTTGGTTTGATATTACAGAAAAAGATTTAGTTCCTTAAATTGAGGCATGATCCGCTAAACCTCCATTAGTTAAGTATTCTGCTCTTTTGCAATCTTGAAAAACAACAACTCTAAAGTTTTTACACTACATTTTTGCAGAAAGTTATGAGTTCTCATTGAAGAGTGAATAGTGAGTTAAAAAGACCATAAGTCATGTAGGGCTATTCATTAAGATTATAGGATCAGTAAGTCCTCTACTTCTTTCCAAATATAACAAACCTAATGCGATCCCAAAGGGTCGCTTTTTTCTTACTCAGTCGTTTTTCTAGTTTATAAATATATGCCTGTTGTGTAGCTATAAGATCAAGTGAAGTGCTTACAAAATGGGCTTGCTTTGCATTTGTCTGTAATAGCTTTATTGAATAAGGCTTAAGCAGTTCAATATCTTTTAAGTTATTTATAAACTGTATAGACTTTTGCACCTCAAACTCACCTTCAAGGCTGTAGGTAGATGTTAAAGCCTTGATAATATCTTTCATTTGACTGGAAACAATTTTTCCTCAATCATCTTAACTATGGCATCATCAACGTCATTATCTGATTTTGCCGCCAAATCTTTCAAAAGCGACAAACAAGCTTTGCGTAGCGATTCACTTCTACCAAATTTGATAATCAAATTAACAAGAAATTTAGACATAAGTTTGTATTATCTTTTTCAAACATACCAAAGATTACTGGATCTTGCCTTCTAACCTGCTTACCGCCTGTGATAACTTATTTAATCTGTTGTATATATCAATAATTGTTTTTTCTCTGCGGTTACTCATATTTGATAAAGTCATAGCCAAAGCTGTAACTGCTGCTCCTATTAATGCTGCTTGTACCTCTGTCATTGCTTAAATCTATAATTATGCCTATTATTGCTAATAAAACGAGATTATGGCAGAAGAAATTAAAAAAGGCCCAATAAAAAAATTAAAAGAAACTATTGAGGACAAAGAAGAACAGCTAGCTTTTATTTCAGTAATAGTCAGATTAGTTGTAGTTGGGTGGAGTGGATTCATAGTATCCCTTAACTACATAACAATTCCCAACTATAGTAACGAACCAAAAGACATCACGTTTCCTGCCTCGCTTCTAACTGGTGCATTAGCTAGTTTCGGTCTTGAAGGTGCTAAAAAAAGAGGTGATGGAACATTTAAGCCAGAAGATAAACCATTAAACAAGAAAGAAGTTGAAGCGTTACTAGCGTCACAGTCAGGAGGCTATCAAACAATTAGAATAGAAACGCCTATTAAAATTTTAGGTGCTGAAGTTGTAAACAAAAAAGAGGACAAAAAATGAAAAAATTAATCCCAATATTACTTTTGGCTTTTAGTCCTGCTTCATACGCAGACATAACTCAAAAATTTACAACATCTGCACAGATCACTGTAGATATGCCATACAGCGTTACTAATAAGCTTGGAACGACTTATTCATTATCAGGTAACAATATCACTCCCTCTGTAACTTCTGGAGGATCTACAACCTCTGGAGCTATCGGTGGATTGAATGTTGGATCGTTAACCGATTCAGTACCAGCTTTGATACAGACTGATAAGGCTATTACAAGTGCTGGCTCTGCATTTTCAATAACAGAATCACTAACAGTAGGCGATGCTTCTCCCTCTGCTGTTACTCCATCAGCAGGAATAGCTGCATTGCCTCATCTATCGGGTCAGACAACAATAGGATCAGGTGGTACAGCAGGAAATTTAGGCATGACCAGTTTATCCAGTGGAGTTCATACTTGCACGGCAGGCGGTAGTGGTACTAGCTGTATTGGACAAACAACTGTAACGATCACCATTGACTAAATTTTGGCTGCTATTAATAATACTATTACCTGTCAGAATCTTTGCAAACCCAGTTATACCAACGTTTCGTACAGGGAGTTCAAGTACAAATTCCACCTCCCAAAGTGTAGTAACAGAAAATATTACCAGCTATCAATACCGTACAGGATATTCAGTAAGTGTTTCAGGTCATAATATTGAAAGTAATGACATTAATGGATATATCAATTCAATCCCTACAGCAGAATCTACACAAACTGTTAATGGTATTAATTTTTCATACACAAGTCCTAATCTGGAAGGTATGCCAAGATGGAAAATAGTCAACGAAGGTCAGCCATTTTCTTTAGTAGAAACAGTTATTGGGAGTGGAATAGACACAATAACAAAAATAGATCGAGTAATAAATACAACCACAACAACCACCGTAGAAACTACCTTTGGGCAATAGCTTTAATCCTTTGCCCTACAAGGGTTTTAGCAAATACAACAGTGGCATCTCCTAGCAGTAATGCACAAGGAACTGTCAACAATAATGCAACCCAAATAATGCCGAATAGTAGTCCTCAATTTAGAATGTCGCAAGGTATTGTTTGTAGTTCTCCAAGCCTTACAATCACTCCTTATGTAACCGATTCTCATACATTTAACTTACCAAGACAAGATGTTACCAGACAAAATATTTATGATGAAGATACTGGTGCTATAAAGTACGTCCAAGAAACTCCTAGATTTGAAAAAGATAATTTTAATATTAGTTATGGAATTTCTGCACAACTAAACATTCCATTAGGAACATCTCCAAAACTTTGTCATAAAGCAACTGAGATTAATATAAAAAATCAAGAGTTGTTATATGCCAAAACTAAACTTGAGACTGCTTTATTTCGTCTGAAAGTATGTTCAGAGCAAGCAAAACTAGGTGCTACGTTTGTTGGAGAATATGCAAGTATTTGTGAAGGTATAAAGGTAACAGTACCACCTAATCAGGTGATTCCTCACACTCATTCTTTGACTTCCGAGAAGTAAGTTTCTTTATTAAATTCTTTACTATAGGTTTTACTAAATTTAAAATAATAGGAGTAGTCGCAGCCACACTAGCGATAACAGCAGTAGAGACAATAGTGCTAGGTTGTGGGATATATTGGTCGATAAAAGGTACTTTTTCCCAGACCGCATTGCACGAACCATCTGATATGTCTCGCTCCCATTTTACCAGCCTTTCAAGCCGAAGCTCATTTTTGAAATCTCCTTCTCTAAATGGTGCATTTTTAGGTGGACAAGGTTTATAGTCATCTTCTTTTTTTTCTTCTTTTGGAATCTGTGTTTTAGGTGGTTTTCCTTCTGGTAATTTATCAGGTTTTTTATTTATAGGCGCAGCCTCTTCAACAATAATCAGTTGATCTGGTTGATAGTTAAGAGGATAAAAACTTGGATAAGGGCAGTTACTACTTACTCCGTTTGGATCATCTAATAATAAATTTCTATTGCCTGTATTTTTTGTGTCACGATGATAATAATTACAACCTATAACTTCTACATTTGAATGCTCATAGTTAGGTAAAAAAGTATAAGGTATATGAACCTCAGGAATATGTATTTCTGGAATACTTATCTCAGGTATTTCCAATTAATTTTTTGGTAGTGTTGGTATAGATATTCCAGTTGTTTTTGGTAAACCTTTATCTAATACATTAGGTAACAGCCCTTTTACCTCGCCAAGTATTTGATTCATTAATTTTGCCTTTACCTGTTCTGATGTTACATATTTATATCCAAAGTATCCTCCACCAATAACAGAGGATACCATTATGAATGAGACAATACTCAAAACATTAGCGATTTTTTGAAACATATGATTAAAGAAGTAGTTAACAAAATGGTAGCACCACTTACTCTGATGGTGCTGTTGCTTCTTGTGGGGTTGATGCCTCTATATCTGATGGCTGG